CGGTCAACACGAGCCATACGGTCTTTCTGGATTTCATTACCTGCTACACGCTCTTTAGATAAGCTAAGCGAGTGAGTGTTGAAAGGTAAGTTAGTATCAACTGTGACAGCCGTACCGTAGGTCGATTCTTTAGCGAAGGCCAGTTGTGAACGAGAGCCTTGAGCGAATGTAGCCATTTACTTCTCCTAGTCGTAGATGTAGAACCCGATATTAACGGGAACGTAATAAAAGGGCGTGTCTAAGTCGCCACCTTCTCGTTCGGCATAGTCGATAGACACTTTGATCTCAGTTCCACCACTAGGCGTGTATGAAACGTCGGTAGCAGCCTCAAAGGCATTCATCACCTTGTCAGCTAATTCGTCTGCTGCACCTGGGCCACTGCCTTCTGGTGCGTAACAAATCACACGGAATACACCGTCATATCTTTGTTGTGGGGTTAGCCCTCTTACAGCGGGACGACGACGGGTGGGTAAGAAATTGGTCTCTAAGTAAGAGGTTCCAGTGGTACGGTCAAACCGTACATTCTCGTGGGAAATTGAGGGCAGGCCCGAAGTGTCAGATAACTTCTTTTCCATAGCTGCTCGGATGTCTCTGTAGATACTAGCCATGAATGTTCCTAATCTGTGCTACAATACCCCTCTTTAGATCAACCATGTTGGCGTGAGGGGCCTTGTTCATAAAGTAGTATTGGCCTGTTGCGCTTACCCTGTCTTCGTCCACGAACTTCAGGATGTCATTGACAAGTTCATTGAGTGCCTTACCCCGTGCGGAGTCTGCTGCTACACGAGGCTTACCCGCTGAAGACTTACTACGACCTCTGGACAGACTGTCCTTGAACGACCATGAATTAACAAAGGCACCTGTACGAACAGGAGAGATGAGTACAAGGTCTTGAGCGATGGCTAGTAGCCGTTGTTCAATCTTCGCCTCGACCGTCTCGTTAATAGAAGCTATCTTCTTACGGAGTCTAGGTGAGATCTTAACGCCCATTACTCTCGTACCTCAGCCATATAAACCAGAGCCTTGCCAACTCTGTAGTGTGTGGTGACATTAAGAATACGAAGGGTGTCACCTAAGCCCTTTACTTCGTCGTCTTCAGCAGGGACAACAGCCAAGTCCAAAGCTGGGATAACCACCCGCTTAGAACCCCTTGAGGTTGTGTCGCCACCATCAAAACCCGTGTTCGCATCAAAGATGTAACCTGAGAAGCTATACTCAGTCTCGGTATTAGTGATGCTGCCTGTAGTCGTATTGTATGTACCAGCCGTTTTCTTAACGAGTGTAAGCGTTGATCCATGTCGTTTCACCAAGTCCAGAATGCGTCCTGCGTCCATGATCTAGTCCTACTCGTAATCGTAGACTTGCTGGTCGTACTTAAAGCGATCCTTGCTGAAGGAAGGTTCTACACGATCTGTGTTGTCTCGAACCGTTTCCATTGTGGCCTTAGAGATGCCACCAGCCTTAATACCAAGAGAGGCACCAACCTTCTTAGCCTGATACTCTAGGTTCTCAGCTAGTTCTAGGTAGTGTGCCTGTAGTTGGCTTCCTGATTCTTTTAGTGCGCCGCTGATGTCGAGGTCTACACTGCGTGAGTATTTAGCAGCGATGTTACGACAAAGAAAAGCGCCTGCACGATAAGTGTTGTCGTTGGCTTGGCTTAGGGCAAAAGCAACTTCCTCGTCCTGAACCTGTTGGTCACTCTCGTTGGTATCCCCAATAAGAAAACGAGTTGCGTTTAGACGCCCAAGGGCATCCGTCGTGTTAAGGTTGCGTTCATCATAAGACCAAGCCATCGCTCTATATCTCCCAATTAGCCCAGGGGCCGTTACGCCAAGTGCGGATATGCCCCCGCTGCTTTGATAGGATTGTAGAAGCCTTACACTTCTTTTGTTCGTACTCTCTGTCGGTCTTAACCTTGGTCTTGACCTTGGCATTGATGTTCTTGACGATCTCTGCCAGTTCTTCCTTGTTCAGTTCATCAAGGCCGTCGCCTACAGCCACTTTCGGAGTTCCCTCGCCTGGTGGTTGTTGGTCCAGACGACCCTGATTGAACAGAACCATAACGTCTTGCCAAGGGATGCTTCGCTGTTTCCAGTCAAAGACATCCCCAGGCTTATACGTTGTAGCACCAACTTGAAGTTCGATACGCACAGTGTGTACCCAGTCAAGTTGGAAGGGAAGGAATGAATAGTCGGGTGTCATCCCTTACCCCCTAGATTATGCTACTGCACCGTTGAAGAAGTAACCCAACTCTGAGCCTACAATCTTCATGTCGTAAGACATCTTGACCTGAATCATTTCAGCAATCTGCTGACGCTTCAGTGCATCATCGGTGAATGACTCAACGGTGATACCCAAGTTGTTTACACCTGGCAGGTTGTTCCATGCGAAGGTCAAACCAGCAGCAGGGGTCATAGCACCCGCAGAAGATGGAGTGTAGCACAACATTGCATGCTTCCCGCCGATGAATGAGTTCAACTCGTTAGCATCGGTTTCAGTACCCAAGTCTTCGTTACGGTCATTCTGGACTGCTTCCATGACGTAGTAGTTTTCTACTTCAAAGATGCGAGCCAGCATAGCACGAGTAGCCATTGCTGGGTTAGCAGTGGTTGCGCCAGCTTCCAAGCCCAGACGCTTCAAAATGTCTGAGTGGTTTACCAGAGCGTCGTGTACGTTACGACCAACAACCATCGTGTTTGGACGGAAACCGCCTGACTTCAACTGGATGGTGCGAGCAGCATCAGTTACGTTCTTGATTGGGGTTGAACCCGTTGCGCTCCACAGAGTGCTAGGAGTGTTATCAGTACCCCATACTGAAGCCTTGAAGAAGGTATCAGCGAACTGCTTCTCACGGTGAACCAACAATTGACCAGTCAAGGTTTGAGCGCCTGCTGAACGGATGTCCAACGCAGCATCTTCGTTAGCCAAGGTCTGTTCGTCGAAGTCCATACCCAAGCCGTAAACGTCAGCAAAGTAGCTGTCCGTTGAGACCGACATGCCGATACGCTCTACTTCAGTGCGTGGGGCCAAGGCCTTGACGTTACCAGTGCGGTTCATTTCAGCACGGTCGTACTTGTAATACTTGTCTGACTGCTTATCTACACCTACGACAGGGAAAACCTTGTCAGCGATGAAAGCGTCTTGTGATTGTACATATGCCAGCGTCAAATTGGTGAGCGGCTGATCTACATGCACACTTGATGGTGATAGCAAAGGCATTATTTTATTCCTCTTTCTTAGCTATTAGGCAGCGTGTGCTGCTGGGCTAGGCTTCAGCAAAACAGAAATGATTTCATTAGCATCAGCGGCGGCGTTGAGTGCGACACCACACTGAAGATCACCAGCGGTGGCTGGGCCTACACGACCTGCGGTATCTCCAACGGTAACGTAGTCACCAGCAGAAATTGCAGCAGATGCTTCTACCTGTGCGATGCCGTCGTACTGTACAGCTACTGCCTTGCCTGAACCTGAAGCAGAACCCAAGGTTACGCCAAAAGCCTCATTGCCTTGTGCAGCGGGGTATGCCGCATAACCGTCTGTGGTAGAGACGGCAGGGTCTAGGGTTACTAAACGGAACTGCGCCAACGCTTCGTCAGCGAGCAGCGAAATGTTGTTAAAGCGGCCTGATTGAGTTGCCATCTTTTACTCTCCTTTGTAGAGTTGTTTGATAAGAGCTTTACCTTCGTCGGTTTTAGCTACAGCAGCATAACCAAGGGCATACTGTGACTTACGAAGGTCGTTCTCGTCCATGTAGGACTTTACCATTGAGTCCAGCTTGTCGCTTGGAGAGGCCATGTCAGCTTCTACAGACGATTCACCGATCTCTTTCATAGAAGCACCAAGGGCAGCGTCAGCAGCCTTCAGAGCTTCAACCATTGCGTCTTCCTTAGCAACAGCTAGGAGTGAGGCCGCAATCTCGTTGTCGAAGTTTGGCAGGATCTCGCCAGCACGCTTGCGGAGTTCCGCTTGTGCCTTTTCGATCTGTGCGTCTTCGAGTGCTTTCAGAACTGGTGCAGGGATGTCTGACTTGACAACCTGTTCGCCTGCAACCTCGACGTACTCGACTTCAGCAGCTTTCTCTACT